GTCGTGAAGGTCCGCCCCACCTCGGGCGCCACCTCCGCGAACAACCCGGAGTACTCCGCGACCTGCATCCTGCTGGAGTACACCCCGCTGGCCGGCGACGTCGGTGACCTGTCCACCACGGACGTCACCTTCCCCGCCCAGCGTACGGGCATCACCCGCGCCACCTCCTGATGGCCGGCCCGGACCTCGGCTACACGGTCCTCTCGGGTCCCGAGTGGGAACGGGTCATCGCTGCCCTGGGACGGGTCGACGAGGAGCTTCCGCACAAGCTGCGGGACTCCATCAAGGAGGACGCGGAGAACCTGGCCGACGTCGCGCGAGGGCGTGTCGTTGGCCTGCCGACTCGCGATGGACACCGGAAGCACCTCTTCGAGAAGGTCGCTGCCGGTGTCCATGTCGACGACCAGGGCAATGGCGGCGTCCGCGTCAACACGTCGATGCCCACGCCCAGTGAGGGCATCATCCCCCGAGGCCTCGACCGCCTCAAGGGCTGGCGTCACCCGTTGTTCGGAGACAAGGACCACTGGTTCTCGAACCCGGGTTACAGCTGGTTCGTTTCTACCTTCTCGGATGGGAAGGACAAGTTCGAGAGCGGGCTCAACAACGTCCTGGAGGCTGCGGCCAAGGACGTCGCTGAAGCCGGCGGAGTCGAGCTCTAAAGACTGGCACGGCCGGATGTTCGCGGGTGCTCCGGCCGTGCCTCAACACCCGCTACCCGCATAGGAGTCACAATGAGCACCGAAGAGCTGAACGAGAACGAGTACGTCTTCCTCGACCGGGACGAGATTCTGGAGATCGACGACATCAAGACGGTCGTCGTCCCCGTCCCCGAGTGGGGAGCGAAGGCGGCCGTTCGCCTGAAGGTTCTGTCCGCCATCGAGCGGGACGCCTTCGAGGCCTCCACCGTCACCACGAAGGGCGGCCGGCAGAAGCCCAACCTGGCCAACCTGCGCGCGCGCCTCGTGGCCCGCTGCATGGTCAACGCCGAGGGTAAGCGCGTCTTCGAGTCCGGCGACGTCGCCCGCCTGGGCAACAAGTCGTCCGCGGCCCTGGACCGGCTCTTCGCCAAGTGCCAGGAGATCAACGGGTTCTCTGAGAAGGACATCGAGGACCTGACGGAGGATTTCGACGAGACCAGCGACTGAGCTTCAAGTTCAGACTCGCTGCACGTCTAGGCAAGAGCGTCAAGGAAATGCTCACCTCGATGGACTCCTGGGAGTACACCCAGTGGATGGCCTACGAACAGGCCTGGGGTCCGCTTGGCGGGGAGTACGACTCCGACGCTCTTGCCTCAATCCAAGAGCAACTTCAGCAGATCGCCTACCTGTTGGGCCAGGCGCACTTCACCGACAAGAACCACAAGCGCGGACCGATCGAGAAGCCCTCGAAGTTCCCGCGACCGCACGATGTCTTCAACCCCAAGGAAGGCACCAGGCGCAGTTACATCGAGGAGATCCCCGATGAGGCTGAGTGGGAGCCCCTAACAGAGGACGAGCTGTTGGACGTTCATATCAACGAAGAAGAGACGGGAGAAGAGCAGGATGGCTAGCGTAGCTTCGCTCGGCTTCAGCATCATCTCCCGTTACAGCGGCGGCGGCGTTCGCCAGGCCCGCACGGACCTGGCGGCGCTCCGCGCGCAGATGGCCACCCTCAACAACGACCTCAAGACGCACACCAACCTCCTGGGCGGAATCCCCCAGCGATGGAAGGCGATCGGCACGGCGGCGGCGGCCGTAACCCCGGCGCTCATCCCGATCGGCGCTGCGGCGCTTCAGGCGACGGGCGCCCTCGTCGCGATGGCGGCGGGCGTCGGCTCGGCGCTGGGCGCCTACGGGGCGGCGATGAAGGGCGCCATCACCAGTACCATGGAGATGGCGAAGGCGCATAAGGCGCTGTCTCCGGTACAGAAGGAGTTCGTCCAGTCCGTCAACTCGATGAAGTCGGCGTGGCAGGGCTTCATCAAGGACACGCAGGGCCAGACCCTGGCGTCGGCGACGAACGTCGTGCAGGGCCTGGCGGCTGGCATCAAGCTGCTGAAGCCTCTCATCGACGCTGTCCACCCATCAGTTCTCCAGGTCACCAAGGACTTCGAGACCTGGATGAAGGGCGACAGCGCCAAGAACTACTCGAACATCCTGGCCGGCATCGCCAAGTCGTCGATGCCGCTGCTCATCGCGGCCGGCAAGAACCTGCTGAACGTCCTTGGCGACGGCTTCCGCGCCTTCGCCCCGCTGGCGGATAACGCTGCGGCGGCGATCCTTCGTGGCGCCCAGTCGCTGAGCGCCTGGTCGGACGGCGGCGGATTCCAGCGCTTCCTTCAGTACGTCAAGGACAACTCGCCTGCGGTGCAGGGCTTCTTCTCCGCCCTCGGCGCCGCGCTGAAGAACGTCTTCAACATCCTGGCCGGCTTCTCCGGGGCGAGCCTCAGCATCCTCACGGACGCCCTCAAGGGAATCGCCTCGATCGACCCCGAGTCGGTCAAGGCCTTCGCCCAGGCGATGCTTCTGCTCCGCTCGCCGGTCGCGTTCCTGGTACTGAACTGCCCGCCCCTCCGGGATGCGATGATCGGCCTTCTGGGTGCCATGAACCCGGCGACGATCTACGCTGTCGTGGGTGCGTTCGTGGCGCTGCGTATCGCCTTCATGGTAATGAACACGGCTCTGCTCACAACTCCCCTCGGCTGGCTGATACTTGGCCTCACGGCCCTCGCCGTGGCTGTCGTCTACATCGCGACGAAGACCACCTGGTTCCAGACCGCCTGGTCGGCCACATGGAGCGCCATCCAGACCGCAACCTCGGCCGTGTGGACCGCTCTCCAGGTCGGCTTCTCGGCGTTCGTCAACGCGATGGTCGTCGCGTGGCAGGCCGTCTCCGGCGCGCTGGTCACCGCCTGGAACACTGTCTGGCAGGGCCTCTCCACCGCGGCCTCGGCTGTGTGGACCGGCCTCCAGACCGCCTGGACCGCCTTCACTGGCGCCCTCGCGACGGCGTGGACCGCGGTGTCCACCGCCCTGGTCACCGCCTGGCAGACCGTATGGACGGGCCTCCAGACTGCGGCGCAGACCGTGTGGACCGCACTCCAGACGGGATGGTCCGCCTTCACTGGAGCCCTGGCGACCGCCTGGACGACGGTGTCGACGGCACTGACGACCGCCTGGAACGCGGTGTGGACCGGTCTCCAGACGGCGGCTCAGGCCGTCTGGACTGCCATCCAGACCGCCTGGCAGGCCGTGTGCAACGCCTTCTCGACCGCCTGGTCGGCGGTGTCGGGCGCCCTTCAGGCCGCATGGTCGGCCTTCTGGAATGCACTCCAGACCGCAGCTCAGGCCATCTGGACCGCCCTGCAGGCTGCTTGGCAGGGCTTCCTGAATGCCATCCAGACAGCCTGGTCGACGATCTCCGGGGCGATACAGACCGCGTGGTCCGCCTTCTGGAACGCACTCCAGACTGCGGCTCAGGCCATCTGGACTGCGCTTCAGACCGCCTGGCAGGCCTTCCTGACGGCCGTTCAGACCGCCTGGAGCACCCTGTCCGCAGCACTGACCGCCGCCTGGAACGCCTTCTGGAACGCGGTGAAGACCGCCGCCCAGACCATCTGGACCGCCATGCAGACCGCGTGGCAGGCCTTCTTGACGGCCATTCAGACGGCCTGGACCACTCTGTCCACGGCGCTGACTACGGCTTGGAACGCCTTCTGGAACGCCATCAAGTCCGCGGCGCAGGCTATCTGGACTGCAATGCAGACGGCGTGGGACGGCGTCACGAAGGCCATCGGCGACATCTGGGACAAGGCTTCGTCTGCGCTTAAGAAGGCGTGGCAGGAGACTTGGGACACTATCAAGGATGTGGCGACGAAGGTCTGGGACGGCGTCAAGCAGGCCGTCGAGACTGGTATCAACGCCCTGCTCAAGCCCATCAACGCCCTGATCGGTGGCTTCAACAAGATCTGTGACGCCGTCGGCCTCGACATCAAAATCCCGACGCTCAGCGTCAGCTTCGAGAACGGCGGCATGGTCGGCGGCACTCCCACCTTCGCGGTGGGCGGTACCGTCAACTTCGCCAGGGGCGGCGGCGCGTTGTCCGGGTTCGCCCCGGGTCGCGACACCGTGCCGGCGATCCTGTCGCGCGGCGAGGGTGTCCTGACGCCGGAGGCCGTGCGCGGCATCGGCGGCGCCGGCATGATCAACAGCCTGAACCGGAAGTTCGCGGGCCACCGCGGCGCCGGGCGTGGTGCGGCCCCGCTGACCTTCGCGACGGGCGGCATGCTCCCGGCCTCGGCCAACAACTTCAGCGGCGCCACTCAGGCGTGGCACCGTTCCGGCGGGAAGGAAGGCTGGGGATTCGCCGACGGCGGCCCGGTCGTTCCCGGTCCCGGCATCGGTGGCGGCGACCCCATCACGAAGAACCTGTCGAAGGCCGGCGACGACGACAACATCCTCAAGTCCGGGGATGACGACGACGGCGGCGGTGTCCTCGGGTTCCTGAAGGACGCGGCGTCCGGTGTGGCCGGCGTGCTCACTGGCGGGCTCCTGGGCGAGGGTGGCGGTACGGCCAGCCTGGTCCTGGGCTTCATCGGCAAGGAGGCGCTGGAGAAGGGCATCCTGCCCCTCATCGACGCCATCGTCCCGCACTTCGGTCCGGTCGGCGAGATCCTGGGCGGCACGGCCAAGAAGATCGGCCGCGCCATGCTGGACTGGCTGATCAAGAAGGACGAGGACGCCAAGAAGGAGTACGAGGCTCACGCTGTCGCTGGGGCTCAGTCCGTCCAGGCCTGGGCGCCCGTCGTCATGCAGGCGCTGAAGCTGGCTGGCGCTCCCGCGAGCTGGCTGCCCGGCATCCTCGCGCTGATGTCGGCCGAGTCCGGTGGTAACCCGAACGCGATCAACGGCTGGGACGTCAACGCCAAGAACGGCGTTCCGTCTCAGGGCCTGATGCAGGTCATCCCCCCGACCTTCGCGGCCTACCACCAGCCCGGAACCTCCAACAACATCCTCGACCCGCTGGCCAACATCGCAGCGGCGATCAACTACATCCAGGCAAGGTACGGTTACGTGCCTGGCTCCCCGTACGCGCTCGGAACCCCCGGCGCGACGAGCGGAGTCCACCTGGTCGGCGAGCAGGGCCCCGAGCTGGTCAACTTCGCTGGCGGCGAGACTGTCACCCCCGCGGGGGAGACGGCTTCGATCCTCAGCGGCGCCGGCACCCCGGCGGCGATGGCTACGGCCGCGCCGGCGGCGATGGGCTCCACCGGTGGCGGCATGGGTGCTGCCGCTGGCGGCTCCATCGGCTCGCCGGAGGACGTCAACGCCCTCATCCAGTCTCTGCTGGAATCGTCCGAGGAGCTTCAGTCGCAGATCGATGCGATGTGGAAGCAGGTCATCGCCTCTACCAACTCCGGTTGGCAGAGCGTGAATGGCGACTCCCTCACCCCGCTGAACGCCGCACTCTCCGGTACGGTGCCGGCGAGCCTCACCGCCATGCAGGGCGCGTGGACCACCGGATGGACCGCTACGGCGGCCACCGCCACCGCCCAGTGGACCGCCATGAACGGCACTGCGTTCGTCCCCCTGAACGCGATGATGTCGACGACGGTCCCGGCGGCGGCGACGACGATGAGCACGGGCGTCACCGACGCAACCACTCAGATGCAGACGGGTGTTCAGGGCAGCTGGGACGGGATGCTTTCGGGCACCCAGTCCACCTGGACTGGCATCTCGGGCGCCATCACGGAGTCTGTGGACACCGCGACGGTCCCGATCAACGGTCTACTGGGCGGCTTCAACAACGTCTCCTCGGCGCTGGGCATGGGCATCTCTGTCCCGCTCATCGCGTACGAGGCGGGCGGTGTGGCCATGTTCTCGACGGGTGGCATGCTGGCGAAGAAGGGTGGGGCTGTCCCCGGCTTCTCGCCCGGCAGGGACACCTTCCCGGCGATGCTGTCGCCTGGCGAGGGCGTGCTCACTCCGGAGGCCGTTCGCGGTCTCGGCGGGCCCGGCTTCGTCTTCGCGGCCAACCGGAAGTTCTCCGGTCACCGCGGCGGCGGCGGCAGCTCCAGCGAGCCCTTGGGCAAGTACATGGGCAAGTACGCCCAGTGTGGGCACGCGCGCGGCGGCATGGCCGGCGTCATGGGGGCTGACGGTCGTCAGCACTTCGCGTCCGGCACGATCTCCGCGTTCGACGCGGAAGGTCTCGCCGCGGCCGGTGTGGACCAGAGCGCGGTCGTCCAGGGATCCTTCAACAGC